TTAGGATATACAGGTGGTGATTTTACATTACCTTTTATAGTTTCTGCTGATACCCTTACAGATGATGCTCCTTCACAAGCAGGATTAGATACAGATGATTATGGTAACGCACAACTTGGAACTGAGCATACAGGTGGAATTAAAAATGGATTAGTTGTTTCTTCACAAGGTAGCGGATTATTTAATATAAAAGGCTCTGTTACGGTTGAGGTAGAAACTGATGGAGCTTCTTTTGCTAGTGCTTTAGCTTTAAGTTTTACTTCATACAAGGTCGTAGCAAGTATAATTAAATTTACGGGTGCTAATGATGATACAAACTCTTTTGATGTTGTATTAACAGGTGAAATAGATGCAACATTTATTAACCACGTGAACGCATCTACAAGAGAGCATCAATTTAATTTTCAATCGGAAAACCCTGTTGAAGCGGCTCAAAATGATAAATTTGCTATAAAAGTTGATTTTGTTCATTATCAAACACCACTAGCAGGAGCAGAAAGACCTAAATTAAAAGTTATAACGAAGGCTCAAAGTTATTTGCAAATAGAGCAAACTTCAGCTTATTTTAATGGTGAGGAAATAAAGAATATTCATAATATGCTTCCAAAGGGAAAGCAGTCTGATTTCGTTAAGGGATTAGCACAAATGTTCAACCTTCAATTTGAAACAGACCCGATAAGTAAAACGGTATTTATTGAACCTTACGACCATTTTTATGAAGGAATATCTAACGCTGTTAATTGGACTGATAAGATTGACTACTCTAAGGCAATAAAGGATGAGTTTTTATTTGATATAAAATCTAAACTTATATTTAAATACAAAGATGCTAGTGGAGATGGATTGTTGGATAAATACAATAAAAGAAATGCTGTTGATTGGGGTTCTTACGAAGAAACAGATACAAGTGGTAAATTTCAAACAGGAGAGTACAAAGTAGAAAACAGCTACTTTTCTCCTACATTTAATTGGTATGAACCTAATTATATATATGTTGAACATATAGAAAGAAGTCCGCTTATACCAATGTATTTCTCTGATGATACCGATTTATCCTTGAGTAATGCTATTGAAAGACCTGAGAAGGAATTTGAGATAGGAGCAAGAATATTACTAAAAGATGGTGGTTACTATTCTTCTTTTAATGGTAAAAGGCAATGGCAATATTATGACCCTGATAATTTAGCAGGAGGAAATTCAACTTCTGATTTTGATTGGAATAAAGCATCATTTATTGCTTTTGATAACCTTCAATCAAGTCTTGCCTATGATGGAGGTAATGGTTCTGCATATCACGCACCCGCAACAAGTTATCTTTCGCAAGTTGTTATATCTAATGGATATGAAAATGTTGACTACAATTTATCTTTCTCTGATATAAATCACGATACTGTTATATCATCAAGTCAACAAAAACTGAGGGGGTTGTTTTACAATTACTATTCCAAAATGATTGCTCAGTTAAAACAAAATCCTAGAGTAAAAGTTTTGTATATAAACTTGAGTAAGTTGGATATATCTAAACTTGATTTTAGAAAGTTAATATTTATAGATGGTTCTTATTATAGATTAAATAAAATAATTGATTTTAAACCACACGATAAGCAATCAACTAAAGTAGAGTTGCAAGAGTATTTCTTGCTTGGTAAATCAGGTGTTGACACAACAGTTGATATAGATGTTGAAAATCTTAATATGTAATGAGAAGTATAAAAAGAGATAAAGATAGACCTAGATTAATAAATCAAGATACACTGAAAGATAAGGTGTATGCTACTATTGATGATGTATTGCAGCCAATAGTTTATGATTCGACAGAGGTTAATCAGATAACAAAAAAAAATAATGTTTACCTAACACCTGAAGCTAGATTATCAAAAAGAAAAGCTGCATCTAATACAAAAGCAGTATCAACGGTGCAGGAGATAGTTGGTGAAACTGCCACAGTTGTAAGCCCTGAGTTTGTGTTTGACTATAAGAAAGGTTATGCTGAAATAACTAGCGGAAACAATATACAAACTTGGTTAGCTTCTTTTAGCAACAATCAGTTAACTCAAGCCAACCCATCATTTAGACCTGACGTTGGTCTTAAAGGCAATGGTGTTAGTGGTGTTTCTCCTGCATATTTTAATTATGATAACACAGACCACTTTATTTTTAGTAGTGGTGTAACGCTTACAGGAGATTTTACAATATTTATGTATGTAGAGCCAATACCGTTAGTTCCAAATGTTCATAAGAAACATAGATTCTTAGGTAAGAGTGATGATAACGATATGTATTTTTCAATAGGAGAATCAGGAAATAAATCTTACATACTTAGCTTTTCATCATCAAGTAGTGTTATTGTTGGTATATCAACAGAATATTGGCAGCCTAGCAGCAAAAAGATATTGATAACATTGCAAAGAAGCGGAACTACTTTATATATAAGAGAGAATGGTGTGCAGGTGGCTAGTGAAACTACACCTACAACGGACTTTGTTTTTAATCAGTTTGGAATAATAGGTGGATTAACATCTGATACATATAATGGTTCTCTGTATCATATATCTGCTTACAATCATTATATATCTACTAATCTAGTGGATTTAGAAAACTCAATTATTAAACAAGCATCATTGGCAAAAGGATAATATGGCAGAGATTAGTTTAAAGCAGATGAGAAGTATTCTTCGAGATATTGGAGATGATTTAGTAGATGGTATAAGAGGTGAGTTAAGCAGACAAGGACACAACAACACAGGAACTCTTTCTGATAGCATTAGGTATGAGATAGAAGAGTTTGGAGGTAATATGTCTTTACTTGTTATAGCAGACGATGTTGAGTATGCTCAATATGTAAATGAAGGGTTTTTTCCTAACTCACTACCAAATATGGATGCCATACAGGAGTGGGTTAATGAAAGAGGTATAACTCCTAGTAGTCAAAAAATGAAAAACTCTAAAGACCCTCAAAGAGCGTTAGCCTTTGCAATAGCTAAGGCAATGATGAGTGAAGGTTCTCCTACAAGTGGTGCTTTTAAATATTCAAGCAATAGAAAGAGAAGAGGTTTTGTTAATAGACCCTTTGGCTCAAGAAAAAGAGGTATAGAAAGAAAAATAGTAGATGGTATGTCTGTTGAAATAGATATATCTATGGATTCAATAATTAAAAAAGCATAATGGCAAAAAAGGTAAATACTTTAATTGAGGTTACTATAAAGGGTAACGACAAGCTAATAGCATTAAGAAAAGAAGTAGAGCTTTACTCTAAAAATCTTAAAGACTTAAAGAAAGAAAATAAAGATGTAAAAAACATTAGCGATGAAACTGCTCGTGCTTTTGCAGAACAAGAAACAAGTCTTAAAAAAGCTAGGAGAGAATATGGTAACGCTCAGAAAGAACTAAAAGGATTTAGCGAAACCACAAAGAAGTCAACAGGATTTGTTACTAAAATGGCTAAAAGCTTTGGTCTTGCTCAGATTGGAGCTACTCTGTTTATGAGAGCTATGAACGCCGTTAGACAAGCTGTGTTAGATGCTGTAAATACTATTGCTGACTTTGACTTTCAAATGGCTAAGGTAAAAGCGATAACGGGAGCAAACGCTAAGGAATTTGCTAAGTTAGAGTCGTCCGCAATGAGATTAGGTAGGACAACTTTCTTTACGGCTACACAGGTGGCTGAAATGCAAGAATCCTTGTCAAGGCTAGGTTTTACTACAACAGAGGTTGTTGCTGCTCAAGAAGCTATATTAGAGTTATCTACCGCAATGAGTTCTGACTTAGGAAGAACAGCTACCATTGTTGCTGCTGCCATAAGAGGTTTTGGTGCTGATGCGAACCAAACACAAAGGTTTGTTGATGTTATGGGTAAGTCTTTCACAAGTTCTGCGTTAGACCTTGAAAAGTTTCAAACGTCAATGACTAAAGTTTCAGCTATTGCTGCTGACTCAGGATTTACTTTTGAGGAAACAACATCTATGTTGGGATTGCTAACAGACAGAGGTATTGAAGCGTCTATTGCAGGTACATCTTTGCGTAACATACTTCTTAAAATGCAAGACCCTACGTCTGACCTTTCTAGGAGATTAGGTCAAACCGTTCACTCAGGAGAAGATTTTATAAAGGCTCTAAGAACATTAAAATTAGAGGGTACTGAAATGGCTGATGTAATGGGGATTGTTAATATTAGACAGGCTAACGCATTTACAGCTTTCATAAATAGTGCCGATGCTTTGGAGCTTTTCAACACAAGACTAGAACAGGCTAATGGCTCAACGGGAGAAATGGCTGAAATTATGGAGGACACCCTAAAGGGTTCTATAAACAAAGCTAAGTCAGCTTGGGAAGGATTTATACTGTCATTGGATAGTGGGAGAGGAACTGTTGCCACAACACTAAGAGGTGTTTATGGTGCTGCTACATATTGGCTAAATAGGTGGGCAGACCAAATGGCTACAACAAGTCAAACCGCAGAAGGTATTGTTGATAGTCAATTAAAAACTGCTCAATATCAAATATCGGAAACATCAAGGCTTTACGGAGAAGAGGCTGCGGGAACTTTGTCAACTCAACTAAAGATTCAATCTGAAGATTTAAAAAAGTCTTTAGAGGGTATGCAGAAAGAGTATGAAAGGCAGTTGGAAATATCTGAAAATGCTAATTTTGGAATAGCTAGAGAAAACGCTAGAGAAGAAGCTGAAAGACTCAAAAAAAGAATTCAATCTTATCAAATAGCCACTCAAGAGATTATAAGAATGTCTGAGGAGGAAGCTAAAAAAGAAGAAGTTAATCAAAAGAAAAGAGAGCAGGATAGATTGAATGAGTTGGCAAGACAAAAAGACTTGATAGCAATACAGGAAGATTTGTTAGACCAAGCTAAACTTATGCCTCAAACAACAGAGGCTGAGATTACTGCAAAGAATAAAAAGATTGCTGTAATTGAAACTGAAATATCAAGATTAAAAGCCTTAGGAAAAGAACAAAAGAAAACAACAGGCAAGACTGAATCACCTATTGCTGATGATTTTAGTGGTCAGGCAGAAAAGATAGCTAAACAAAGATTCTCTATTATAGAGCAAGAGATGTTTGATAAGGAGCAAGTTCTTAGACAGCAATATATTGATGGAACTATTTCTACTGAAGATATGTTAAATCAAAAGATTTTTGAAATGAAAACTAAACACCTTCAAGATTCTTTAGTTCAAGAGCAAGGGTTCTTAGATAGTATGTTTAGTGCTAATGAAATTGTATCAAACGCTCTCATAGAACTAAAGCATAAGGAAAAGTCAGCCACAGAAAAATCTCAGATTGCTAAGGATAAAGCAACTCAAGATGAAATACAAAATATAATACTTCACTCAGAAACAGCTCAAGAAGCTTTTTCTCAAATAATATCAATGAAAATTAATGAGATATTATTAGATGCTATGGGTTCTCTTTGGGGAGATAAGACAATACCGTTTTTAGCTAAAGTAGGATTGGCTATCGGAATGAAATCATTAGTAACACCTCTAATAAACAGTCTTCTTGGTGGTGGCGGAGGTTCAGGCGATTCTGAACAATCAACATCAACAGATGTTAAATTTGAGCAAGGCGGTCTTACAAGAGGTGGTATGTTTCAAGGTAACTCACACGCTAATGGTGGTGTTAAATTTAGAGTTGGTGGTAGAATACACGAAGCTGAAGGTGGTGAAGCAATTATCAACAAGAAATCAACAAGTGTGTTTAGACCTGTACTATCAGCTATCAATAGCTACAATGGTAATGGTGTAAAGTTTGCTGATGGTGGTTTACTCAATAGTGGAGAGAAGTTTGCTATGGGTGGAGAGCTAAGGTCAGCACAACAATTAGTAAGCGGAGGAATGGGAAGTTCCAAGGTTGTAATCGTTGAAAGTGATATGACAGAAGTGCAGAATAGAATATCTGCTATTGAAAGTCAGGCTACTTTTTAGTATATTTGCGTATGATAAGACAGAATAGTGCCGATATTGTCAATGAGTTCATAGAGCTTATATACAATGAAGTCAAGGTGCGATACTCTGAGGAGGCGGGAATAAAGAATGTCCTAAACCATCTATCAGAGAAAGGTCTTATCGAGCCAAGAAAGCTAAGAGATTATATGATAATAAGAGATTTTGACAAGGTGTTGGAATCTAATGATGGTAACTATACATTTACATATATGGACATATCCATAAAGTACGATGTATCAGAAAGAACCATTCAAAATATTATGTATAAACACAAGCGTAAATTCAACAAAGACTACAATATTAGGTGATTGCCTCATTTCTGCGAAAGATATGATACATTAATTATTAAATTTGCAAAATGAACAAATGGTATTCAATAGAAAATAAAGCGGATAATAGCGTAGAAATATCTATCTATGATGAGATAGGTGACTACGGAACATCTGCTAAAAACTTTATAGAGGAAGTTAAAGCTGTTGGAACTGCTGACATCACATTGCGTATCAACTCTGTTGGTGGTAGTGTATTTGATGGTTTAGCTATTTACAATACTTTACGTTCTCACAATGGGTATGTAAACATAAAGATTGAAGGCTTGGCTGCTTCTATATCTACTGTCATAGCAATGGCAGGGGATAACATAGAGATGTCAGAAAACGGATTCTTTATGATTCACAACCCATTTGGACAATCGGCAGGAGAAGCAGGAGATATGCGTAAAACTGCTGACTTACTTGACAAAATTAAGAATGAAATTATTGAGATATATTCTAAGAAGTCTAGCCTAACGACTAAACAACTTTCGGATATGATGGATAAGGAAACTTGGTTGTCAAGTGAAGAAGCAATGGAATATGGATTTGTAGATACAATTACTGCTCCTATGAAAGTTGCTGCATCTTTTGACCTTTCTAAATTTACTAACGTGAACGAGAAAGAGGTCAATGATAAATTGAAATTAAATAATAATAATAAATCAATTAAAATGACTGAAGAATTAAAAACTTGGTTCAACGGTGTTAAAGAAGAAATCTTAAACGCTGTAAAAGGAGAGAATGTTTCTACTCCTGCTGAAGAAGTTTCTGTTTCTATTTCTGACAATGAGGTTATCGTTAATAAGCTAGAAGAGCTAGAAGAAAACGCTAACTCTTTACGTGAAGAAAAAGAAGAATTAGCAGGTCTTGTTGGTGAGAAAGAAGGCACTATTGCTGACTTAACTAACAAGGTTGCTGATATGGAAGCTAAACTAGCTAAATTAGAAGCTACTGAAACTAATGTAGAAGTAGAAAGCGACCCTGCAATCAACGAAAGTGATGTTGTAGTTAACGCTTGGGATGCTTTTGCTAAATCAATTTTAAAATAATTAATAAATAATATAATATGGCTTTAGAATTAACAAGTTTACCAACTGTTGAGCAGTATGATGTAAACAGAGCAATCATCCAACCTATATTTATGGGTCAGGATTATATGCAATATATGGAAGTACTACCTAACATTAAAGGTACTACTGTGATTGACAAATTCAATCAACTAGGAAAGATTACAAAGGCTTTCACAAACGGTGCTTTTTCTGCTGAAGCTGATGCAGACCAAGGTGCTACAATCACAATTACTCCTTCTCGTGTAGAAGCTGAAATTGAGTTTAGAGCAAACGAACTTT